AAATACTGGATCATAATCTTTTTCAAGTGTCGCGCTGTAGTTTATCCAGTCATTATTAAGTGTAACAGCCGCTTTACGCCTTAGGAACCATACTATTTCTTCTACAGGTTGATTGGCCTCTAATGGTAACTGTACTGTTATAGAGTCATTGCCAGATTTATTAATAACATACTTCAGTGGCTCTGTAAAGTCAAACTGTTGTATTTCACGAAATGGCCTTTCAAATGGCTGCCGTAATAGCATCTCACGATATGGTCCATCAATAAAATAACCCTGTGTTAATAATTGAATTGATTTAAGTTTAGGAGGCTCTGTATATGCATTAATATTAATAGGTATTGCTCCAATTCCTAAGCGTACATCATTTAATATATATAATTTCCCTAAAGGAGTATCTGTACAAGAGTTCCTTCGACCAGATATAATTCTAACAACTTGATCAAATCGCTTTAGAGATACACGGATTCGGACAGTACCTTCTCTGCAGGCGACTAATGGAAATGTTGCCGTCATACGCTCACGGAGCATAGAAAATGTTAAAGGTATAGTAATCCAATTATCATCTGTTGGGAGAAGACGTAAACCATTCCAAGCTTTTACCTCTGATATTGATTTACGACCTTCAACATCGGCTACACCAATTTGTGTATTTAAATCAGGAAATAGTGTTGATACTACATTTATGGAATCTCCAGTTATTTTCTCTAATATTTGATCATCCATTTCTAAGGTTGCAGTATCCAGTAATATAGTTCCTAAAGAATTAGAATATGTCCAAGCTTCATTTGGATGGCGATATGTATATCCACCTGTCATAAGATATTCACGAGCAGTATCCGTAAACCAATCACCAACTTTTACTTGAATAAAGAGACCCTGTAATAGATCTCCGCACATTGGATGATTCAGATCAAATAAAAAAGTCTGACCAAACTCTGCTGGGCCTCTAAATGTTAATTCGCGGAATACAGATGACATCGGAACGGTCCGTACACCCTCATCACGTATAAACCGTGTTACCTCAGCTTTTAATGGAAAAAGTTTTTCATCTTGATCATCACGTGTAACAAGATCTAATAGTGTTGTTGCCGGCCCCCTCGGCTGTTTTGTTCCATATCCGTCTTTGGTCCTCAAGTCCATCTACTTAGTTCCAGTGCTTCCAAAACCACCCTCTCCACGCGCGGTATCTGGAAGACCATCCACGTAGACTACCTCAGTGATGGGACCAAGACCTGGTGCAACTACTTGGAACAGCCTAGTTCCAGCCTCAATGCACTTCTGCTCCTCCTTAGCACCGACAGATACCATAGGTGCCATCAGCATACCCCTATAGGTCTTATCAATGATACCACGTCCATTTGCCATCATAAAGCTAGTCTTGTAAATGGATGAACGAGGCTCCAGAGTGAAGTGGCAGTCCTCCTTGGTAGAGTAGCCAAAGAAGTACGTAGTAACACGCTGCATACGTGCCCTTACACCAAGAGGTACAAGAGTTGCCACTGAAAGCACAGGAACATCAGCAACGACCTTCAGATCATATCCTGCATTATCCGAATTAAACTTCTCAACAGTTCCCACTGCAGGGTAGAATGACTCATCTGTAACAAAGAGCTCAAGGCGATAGGTAACTGTGGCCATTTGAATGCTAGACTACACTCCAGGCTAGCATTCAAATTTTGAGGCTGATAGGTAAAAATTGACACTTGCGTGTAGATATACATCGCACATCATACAATGACAGAATATGCAGGAATCTTGCGCCCTCCTGAGAGCTGTTGTGTTCGCCGTAAGAAGGACTATCCTGAGGCTGTCCTGATGGAAAATGCTAGCTTGACTCTTCTTTCAATGCTTGCTCACTATATTTCTAACCTCTTTAGTATTGACATAGTTACATATGGACTTCTAGTTCTTTCATACTACGGTATCTTTCAAATGTCAGTTTCATTGAATGAGGTGAATAAGCGCTACTATGAGAGAGTTACAGAGGATGAGATTGCAAATGAAAATGAAGATAATGAAAGTATACCAGATGAGGTAGAAATGGACTCAAGTGAACTATATGATGACGATATTCCAATTGCTAACGATGAGTCTGATAATGAGACAGAGACAGAGAAACAGCAGCCGATAGTAGACTCTACTGCAGAATCGATGTGTTCAAGGGGTATGTCTGATGAGGAAAGTGAAGATGATGAGCCTAATCATTGCGAGGTTTGCGGAGCAAAGCCAGTATGGATTAAGCCATATGAGAGATGGAATATTACAGACAGAATGTGCGATGCTTGTAATATTAATAGTCAATCAGAGATTATTGACGAGACTAAGCTATCAGAGACACGGCCTCCACCACCAGTAGTTGAGTATGATATTAACGAGTGCTGTGGAGGATCCTGTAATATCTGTAGTAGTGAGGATGATGCAGAGGATGAAACTGAGTTCAAGAATAATCAAATAGAGACACAGACGCAGACTGAAGTAGTGGGAGAAGCTGCGCCTGTGCCAGAGCTACAAGCCGCAGCTGAGGTACAGTCAGTAGCAGTAGCAGCAGCAGTGCCAAAGGTAGTTCGTGGACGTGGCTCCCGTGGTGGTAGAGCTCGCGGTAGTTCTCGTGGAGGAAAGAGTGTAAATACTATACTTCTGCAACCAGTAACTATCTAATTAATTTCCAAATAATAGTGTACCTCTCTGATCTTCAACCCTATAAATACCCCAACCAATGGTGGTTGCGCGCATACAAACTCTTTTTTGATTTCTCATTGTACTAGGAAGTGTGTCGGTAATATTCATCCACAGAGTAGGCCTGTCTGCACTTGAAAAGTTAAGAGTTCCCGATGGTTTACGATATTCAGGTGCCATATATCCATACGATGGACCATATGTAAAAGATATCCAAGTCAAAGGGATTCCAGGAGACTTTTCAGATTTAGCCCAAGGAGATAGACCCTGCCAAATTTCAGTTGACCATTCCTTCTCACGCTCTTTTGCAGCAACTAACAGTTTCAACGTATTATAATATGAACCAGAATTCAAAGGATTATACAGATTCCATAACTGATTACGCTCTAAACAATAATCTGACTGAAACATCACCAGGATACCCTCGCCTGGATGGCGCCCATCAATACGCTTTGTAATATAGGATGCATTACCATTTCCAACCGAAACATAGTCTGCAGGATCAAGACTTAGTATATTCTCAAACGGTCTTAAAAATGGTATAGAATTAGGTGTCTTCTTTAGAAGGCCCTGTAAATCTTGACGAATATAACGCTGAGTTGTTTCTAGAGTAATCAATGGCTTACCAATCTGTTCTCTAGTAAATGGTCTAATAGATGTAGTATTAGCAGTCTTACTTGTTAAAACTAAATCAGCCCGATTCCAAGGTGTAGGCTTTACATCACCTGCAGAACTTTCAACTAAGTCTTCTAGCTTTCTTAGTTTAACACGTAGTCTGTATTTTTGACCCGGAAGTGCAACAAATGGTAGGCCTCCCTCATCAGGGTGAGCACAACCAATTAGAGGAAGTCGCAAAGTAAGTTTACCAGGCGTTGCATTTCTCTGAATATCTATGGGCGCACCTTGATGTGCCCCTATTTCCTTTAATGCAAGAGCCTCCTGTGTAAGAGTACTCTGTAGATGGGTCCAAGCATATAGGAAGTCTCCTGAGAATTCCTGGAGTAAAAGCTGATCCTGATAGAACTGGATCTGCTCAAAAAGGAATGCTCCAACCCCACTCGTGTATCCATATCGTACACCAGAAGCATCTGCAACAAGATTATTTCTATTCATAGGTGCAATAGCAATAGGGAGCCACGTAGGTAATTCAATCACAAACGCAGCAGAAATTAAAACATCTCCAAAAACTTCCAATTCCCACTCAATACTGCGACCAAAGTCAACCATATTGAGTGGCTGAGTCTGTCTTGTCTCATCAAGTGTCGCAGGCCACGTATCCATATTATACGAAAACGGTACTACCGCCGTTTTTTCTTGACTCATAAAATACTTATCTTTCTGCCCTCGGGCTACTAACTCAAATAAAGAGCCCTCGGAAGACGTATTCGGTCTATCCATCTATTTAGGCTTTACTCATAAAAATGATTTAGTAACGCACTAATATATCAGTACAATAATGCGCCTTATAATAGTTGAATCTCCAGCAAAATGCTCAAAGATTCAGGGATTCTTAGGACCAGGAAATCAGGTCATTGCCTCAATGGGACATATTCGCGCTCTTGTACAAGATATTGATTCAGTGGGTATCAATCGGAACTTTGAGCCCACCTATGAATTTATGAAGGAAAAGTCCAAGGCAATTGCACAATTGAAAGCTACCGCTAAGGGAGCTACAAGTATTATATTATGCTCGGATGATGACCGAGAGGGTGAGGCGATTGCCTATAGTATTGCTCTACTCCTGAAACTCAATGTGGCTACAAACCCCCGTGCAGCCTTCAGAGAGATTACTAAGAATGCTGTGCTAGATGCCGTATCGAATCCTAGAACGATTGATATGAGTCGTGTGCAGTCGCAGCAGGCTCGTGCGATGCTAGATATGATGGTTGGATTTACAATCTCACCTCTACTCTGGAAGCACGTAGCCCGTGGTTCCGAGGGAGCAGCTCTATCTGCGGGGCGCTGTCAGACACCTGCACTACGCTTAGTCTGTGAGCGTGAAGATATAATTGAGAAGTTTAAATCAGAGTCATCGTGGCTTGTAACTGGAACCTGGTCAGCAGGATCAGGATCCCCTTGGCCAGCAACAATGACTGAGCCACTCAGCGATGAGGAATCTGCAATGAACTATTTAGAAAATCACAGCACAGAGCCATCTGGTAAAATTCGGTCTGCGATAACAAAACCTTGGCTAGAGTCTGCCCCACAGGCTTTGATGACGAGCACTCTTCAACAACAAGCGAGTAATCTGTATCACTGTGCTCCTAAGAGAACTATGCAGATTGCCCAGAAACTCTATGAGGCTGGACATATCACATATATGAGAACTGACCAGACGACTATGAGCGACGAGGCAGTCGACCAGGCTAAAAGGGTTATTGAGTCTAAGTGGGGAAAGACATATATTGGGGCTAGACTTGAGAAACCAAAGAGTACAAAGAAGAATGATACGGTACCTGCCGCTCAGGAGGCACACGAGGCTATTCGCCCCACTCACTTTGAGAATAGTAATCTGCCAGCTGAGGAAGACTGGGGAGTACAGGATCGCAAACTGTATAGGCTCATTTGGCTAAGAGCAATTCAGTCCATTATGACTCCAGCCACAGGAGAGGCACGTGAGATTATATTTGATGCTAATGGAGATGATAATAGCCTTCCTTGGGAAGCAAAGTGGAAACGAACTGTGTTTCCTGGATGGAAGGCAGCCGATGAAAAAGACTTTAGTAGTACAGTTGCCCAAAATGGAGATGACAGTGACGTAGGAGCTGCTATAGCGGCAGAGGCTGCAGTGAGCAACGAGGCTTTCTGGAAACTTGCAGAGGGTCTCAAGCCTGGCCAGGAAATCAAGTGGCGCACTCTCAAGGCACAGCCCCAAGAAACGAAACCACAGGGGAGATACACCGAGGCAACACTGGTTCGTGAACTAGAAAAGAAGGGTATTGGCAGACCATCAACCTTCGCATCTCTTATTGCGACCATTATAGAAAAGGCATATGTCGAAGTCCAAGATATTACAGCAAAGACTCAGGAATCAAAGATGTATACCCTAACTACCCTAGGTCAGTGGCCTCCGATTTCAGATAAATTTATTCTGAAACAGGGAGGCGAGAAATCTAGAATGGTACCAACACCTCTTGGAAGAACAGTTATGGCTTTTGCACTAAAACATTTTCCAGACCTCTTTGCCTTTCAGTTCACTGCGACAATGGAATCTCGCCTAGACAAAGTTGCAGAAGGTTCTGAAAACTGGAGATTAGTTTTAGCAGATACGTGGAATTCTTATAAGGACCGCTTCAACGAATTAAAAACTTCTGGAAGCGCTGGAACTTCAGGATCAAATCCCAAACGCCGGGAATTCTCAGATGGCATCATTGCCGTCATAAGTGCCAAGGGACCATTGCTTCTGAAGGAGGGTGCAACTAAGGAAGAAACTGTCTTCTATGGGTGGCCAGGGAACAAGGGGTTCAGTGATTTAACAGATGAGGAAGCTAAGGCATTTGTGGCATCTGTCGTATCACAGAAGCAAGGGGATACACTGGGAGAGTGGAATGGTCATCAGGTGATAAAGAAGAAGGGCCCCTATGGATTCTATGCAGAATGGAATGGGGTCAAAGTCAATCTTGCTGAAGGAGACGCTTTAGAGGCAATAATTGTAAAAATTCAAGGGAAGCAGGAGAATCCTACACGTACCATTGGACCGTTTCAAGTTAAGACTGGACCGTATGGACCCTATTTGATGAAGGCTGGTTCTGGAAAGGGAAAACCACAATATGTCAGCATTCCTAAGGGAACTGACATAGAAGGCTTGACTGCCCAACAGGCAGGTGAAATATTTGAGGCAGGACTCAAAGCCAAAGTCACTGCATCTAAGAGAAAATTCAAACAAAAAAATTAATTTAGCTTACTCTCCACCATATTGTATCACCTATACGTAATGGTGCATAACCAGCTGCACCAGTACCATTTACCATCAGATAAATATTATTATCTGTAAATTTAACTAAGTTTCCAATTTGATACACTACTGTATTATCATAAGGCTGTATCATACCAACAACTTTTTTCCATAGTTGATCACCAGGGCGTAGAGGAGGATATCCAGCAACACCTGCCGACTCTACCATAATATACACATTACGATCTGTAAAATATACTTGATCACCAAGACGATATATCTTTTTATCATCATAGGCAGTTTTCCAGAATTGATCTCCAGGGCGTAGAGGAGTATATCCTGCAGAACCTGGTGCCCGTACCATCACATATACATTTCCATCAGTATAGTATACTTGGTCACCAACTTGATAGACTTTTGAGTTATCGTAGACTCGCTTCCAGTAACTAGAATCTAGTGGAGAATTATTCGCTGGAGGGGGGGTAGGACTTCCTCCTATTACATCACCTCCATTATCTACACCAGATACAACTCTAGGAAATTGAATCTGAGGAGGGTAACCTGCAGCAGGTGGTTTCTTTACCATTATATATTTGTCACCGTTGAATCGTACAGTATCACCCACATTATAAACTGCACTATTATCATACATTACTTGCCAGTACTGTTCGCCTAATTTTAAAGGAGGATGATTAGGAGTACCAGCAGATTGAACCATTTCATAGAGGGCTCCATTGAAATTAACAATTGAACCCGTATTATAGACTTTAGTATCATCATAGATTGGAATTGCTGAACTAGAATCTACAGCAAAATTTTCACTATTAAAAATACCAATATTTATAACTAAGCATAATATTGATATAGCAATAGCGAATATAAGAGCTAGTATTATAATATTTATTGGCCCATCCCCCAAAGAATCAATATATGCTCTTATATTTATTCTCTTCGCCATCTCTTTCTAATAATATCCGATAAAATTGAAGCAAATATTTTTCCATATGGAATCACACATATCAAGATGGCATCTGCAATTAAGAAGGTAATCACAGAGGATCTCGGAAAGATTACAGAGAAGGCTCTCTGTGACCTTATCGGAACTCCCTATAAGATGGCATTCAAGTACCCTCAGGAGCGTGTGGATGCTCTGAAGCCCCGCTTTAACTCTCTGAAAGCCGAGTTTACTGGGTATGTTCACACCGGAGCAACAAGTGACCTGAACGATTTCACATCTGCTGACGGGACAAAGCATCTGAGTGTAAAGACTACAAAGAAGGGTTGGAAGGTTTGCCCTCAGATCATCGGACAGCCTGCTAGATCCACATTCTGCCCCAGATTTGGCCTCCCCCTTGGCGCCACGAATGCAGAGATCAAGAGCTACATTCAGAATAACATTGCGCAGATGATGCCAAAGTACGTTGAGACAACCTTCCACTGCCCAGTGCTCTTCTACTGCGAGGCAAAAAACAGCTGCCAGCTTATTACTATGACCAGTGCACCAGATTGGAGCAGCGGTGTTCAGTATGGGCTCTCACGTCAGAATGAGGCCTGGAACGAGTCTAGTACCCT